GTCCAGCACGTCTTTCTGTTGCTTACGCTGAACTTCAGCCTGTTGAATCTGAGCCTCCATTTGCAACTGCTGCGCTTTGGTCTGCGCCTGAAGTTGTTTGATCTGCAAGTCCATCATCTGCATCTGCACAAGTGGATCTTGTTGTTGCTGAGCAGCCTGCTGCGCTTGGGCTTCGGCCTGATCCTTCTGAAGGACACGTGCGGCAGCGGCGGCAGCAAGGGCTGATAACTGCGACTCAAACTCAGGCGGCAGGTCGTACTCTTCGCGATCATCTTGCGGCAACGGCGGCAACGCAGCACCCAACTGTTTCTCAATCTCGCGCCGATATTGGAACGCCATGTGCTCCATGATGTGCGCCTGAAGTGCCCCTGTGATCTGCTGCGCCATCGGGTTCTGGCCAATCTGCGCGGCAATCTTTGGGTCTTGACCAAGGGCTATGTGAACAGCGATGTGCGCTTCATGATCCTGATACATGAAGGCTTTGACCGGCTTACCCGTCATGACATCCATATTCTCAGTGACGGGATCTCGCGGTTTAGCGTCGGCTGCTAACGGCACAATGCGATCCGCATTCTTCACGCCCAACGTCTCAATCATCTGCCGATGCAGATAGGGCAGGTCGTAGAGTTGCGGCGCAGTTTGGCTGAGTTGCAGGACGGCTTGGTACTGCACGACCTTCTGCGACATAGTGGCCGCATTCGGATCACTGACCGGGATGACATCTACGTCATCGTAGTCAGCCTTCTTCGCCTTGCGATCACCTACTTCCGGCTCGTACGAATACTCTTCCGGTGTGTTGTCTCGGATGATCAAAGCAAGAAGTTTGAACTCCTGCTTCATCGCGTAGTACACGCGAGCCTGCACCGCCGTCATCACCTTCAGAACGCGCTCAAGCACGGCGAGTGTCGTACCCACCGGAGCCTGCGAGGACATATCGCTAATCTTCAGATCCGACACCGCAGCGAAGCGGCGTCCTTCCTCAACGATGCGATCCATCAACTGAGAAAGAGTCTGCGATGGCTCTTTGTACGGCAGGGGGAGAATATTGTCGCGGATCGCGCCGGACGGGATATCTACGTCTCGGAACTCACCCGGAGCGATTGGAGTATCGTCTCCTTTAATTCTAAGTCCTCTAGACTTGAGACCTCCGGGGAGGTTCGAGAGTGTTCCCGCATCGACAAGTTGTCGAAGGAGTGAGGTCGCAGCCTTACTGTGTCCCCCGATAAGGTGAATAAGGCCGAAGTAGTAAAATCCAAATCCGGGTATGTATCCGTAGTGGACGAAGTGTTGTCGCTTGGCTTTGAGTTCATCTTCTTCCTTCCAGTTGCGACGGATCGCCAGAACCGTGCCTGTGCCTTTCTCAATCGTGACTACATACGGTAGTGCGAGTCCGGTCTCGTTGTTGTCCTTATCAACATCTGGATAACCCGGCAGATCATAGGTCACGTGCATTTCGAGGAGTTGGAAGCGGTTATCCATCGAAGCACTGAAGCCTTGATCTTCAGCCTTCTGCTTCTCCACCTCGTCCATAACGCGGATCGGTTCACCCAGATCCACGTCACGATAGAACCCTGCGTACTGAAGTTTCTTAACTTCATTCTCGGTCTTACGCATCCGATGCGTGACGCGCTCGGCTGTCTCTAGATTCGCAGCACCGTACGGCACGACGATATCTTCAGCCGGGATATAGACCGATGTTTGCCGACCGAGTGACGGATCGAAATACACCTTCTTGAAGGCGTTACCTGCAAGCGACATGCTGAGCAACATGCGCTCATGCTCCGGGCGATACTCCTTCATCACCTCGGTCAGTTGGTAGTTCATGTCATCCGCAACGCGGATCGACGCATCCTTCTTTTCAGGCGTCTCTTTACCAACAATCTTCGTCTTGACCGGCCCCGCTGCGGGGAAGGTCTCCATAATCGTTTCAGACTGGAACTTGACCGCGCTCTCCATCAAGAGCGGGTGGAACACACCGCACGCACCCGGCCACGGTTCTGTTCTTTCTTCGTACCGAATGCCAAGGATCTTGAGTCCTTTGACGTATGTATCAAGCCAATCTTTGCGGCTTGAGAGGTCTTGCTCGTACTGTCCAATGAGTTCAGAGGCGAGGCTTTGCAACTCACTCTCATTCATAAAGTCTGCGAGGTTGGCATCGAAGTCATCTGCACGGGGGCGAGACTTCTCCAACTCGACGACTACGCCATCCATACCGATCCGAACTTCTTCCGGATCGACGATCTCAATCTCAATCGGCTCCATCTCAGCAGCCATAGCCGCGATGCCTTGGGGAGCCTCCATCAAACTTTTATCGACGGCCATTTAGAATCTCCTAGTAATACGACTCACGCCTGTGGCTCTTAAACCACTTAGTCGGTTCCGGCTCATCAGTTGGGAGTCGAATAAACCCGCCCTGTCTGAATCGAAGGAGGGCTAGAGTGGTAGCGTCTACCATGTCGTCATGGCTACCGGACGGGAAGTCATTACATTCTTCCACGACCTCCCATGCCCATCGTCGGTCAGGCACCCAGACTATACCTGAAGAAAACAAGTCAGATACAGCGTTAACACGACTGATCTTGTCCTGACCCTTACCCGGTGTGAACTCTGAGACAGGCACTCCCATACGACGCATCTCCTGATAGAGGGCTGCGCCGTTGGACTTTTTCTCCACAATGAACGTGTCCGGGTTCCACTCCTTATACTGCTCAAACACCATCTGCTTTAACTCGGGAAACTCCAATCTCTCCCGAATGCAGTTGAGCAGGATAATGTTGTAGTTCTTGGTCTCCTCATTGAAGAAGACCCCCCACGTGAGCAGGGCGTTGTAGTCCGACCGGTTGGATTTCTCCTGTGCCGTGTCGAGACTCATAATAATGTGTTCACACGGAGGGGGATTCTCTGCCTCCCAGACCTGCCACCACTCTCTCTTGAGCAGGGCACCTTCTTCCGAAGTCGGCTGCTGCATGTACTGGGCTTGCCAATACCGCACGTCCATACTGGCCTTTTTGGCCAGCAGTTCATTGATATCCCAAAACTCCGGCCACAGCGGTTTCTCGTTGAGGATGGCGGGAAACTCGACGACTTCCCATTGATCTGCCTCCTCCTCACGTGTCATGTGGTCCACAATCTTGCCCGTGAGATCCATCTTGGACCACCGGGTCATCACCACGATGATGGCACCGCCCGGCATTAATCGTTGTACGGGGCCTGACTGGAACCATTCCCAAGCCGGTTCAAAGACTCCCGGACGACCCTGCTTAGCCTCTTGCTCAGAGTGAGGATCATCAATAATAAAGAGGTCGGCACCGCGACCAGCAAGAGCACCGCCGACACCAATAGCGAAGTACTCACCGTTAAAATTAGTGCCCCAACGAGAAGCACTCTTCGAATCGGCCTGTAGTTCCACATTAGGGAAAATGTCACGGTAGTTCTCCGCTCCCACCAAGTTACGAACCCGACGACCAAAGTTCACCGCCAAATCGGCAGTGTGGGAAGCCATGATCACCTTCTTTTGCGGATATTTGCCCAGAAACCACGCCGGAGCGAGGTAGGAAATCATCTCTGACTTGCCGTGACGCGGCGCGATGTTGACGATGACCCGCTTTTTCTTCCCAGCAGCAATTTCTTCGAAAATTCTGGCCAATTTCCGGTGGTGTGGACCCACCTTGTACCCCGGATACACGTGATTGATGAAGTCTAGGAACGAATCCTTGCCCAAACGCTGTGTAACTTGGGTCTGGTACTGCTTTAAGAGGTCTAACGTACGCCGTTTCTGCTCTTCCGGCATCGTTGGGATGGCGGCACGGAGTTTTTGCAGGTGATTTTCAGTGAGATTCAGCATTACTCACCGGAGTTTCGCTCACAACCTTGTATTCAATGCCTTCCAACACGCTCAGAAGTTCCTTTTCGACCTCTTCCAGCGGCTTGATCACGTGCGTGACCTCACTACGCTTCTTAAAGGCGTCGATTCCGTCTACCTCGCCCAAGGCTTTGAGGGCTTGGATGCGTGTTTTCACGTCGTCGGCAGCCTCGACCGACTCAAACAACTTGTTCACCACGTACAACTTTAGATCTGACAGTTCCTTCACGATCATGTGGTTGTACCGAGCGGCTAACCCTGCATACAAGGCAATGGTTTCGTTCGGATATTGGGTGAAATCGGGTCTCACCGTGGGGTTCTCGACCATCTCGCGTGCCAAGCCTATGGCGCTTTCGGCGTCTGCCTCGTTCGGGACGAGGGGCTACCCGGTCAAATCCGAAAAGAACTTGATGGTATTCGCCCGCATCTGGAGTTCGTCTGCCGGGGACAAGTCCGGTAGAGCCTCAGCCATGCTAGCGGGGAGTGGTACAGACTCTTCTATGTCAGGTACAAGCAGGTCCATGTGAATACTATATAAGAAAAGTTGACATGGAACCAAATTAAGTGACGGGGGGGTTTCTATATAGCAGGGGGTGGGGGTCGAGTATTGGATTTTGTGGAGTCGTATGAGTGAGGTCGAGTGTAGATGGCTGACACGCGGAAGTTAACCTAATAGCGGGGGGTGGCGGGGTAGTGGGGTCGCGCTGTGCCCGTTTCGTCAATCGCGTTGGCGTGGTGGTCAAGTGTGTATGCCAGGACGATCGTAACGAGTTGTTACGACGCTCAAAGAATTCGTCAAAGAAATGCTCAAAGAATTCATCGTAACAAGTTGTTACGGTAGGCCGTCGCGACCTTGCGAAGGTGGCCAGACTGGCCAGAGTTGACACTAGGTGTGCTTCGCGTATACTTGTCTACGTGATGGTGATACATCACACCACTAAACCAACTGAGGACTACATCGATGAATAAGCAATTGAACAAGGACTTACTGGCCTGTCTGAAAAAAGAGGATGGTTCGGACGTGGCGCGCGCCGCCTTCTACACGACACACATTGCGCCGCTCATGGGGCCGAAAGGTATCGACTGGAAGGCCGGACAGGCGAAGGCCGTCCACGGGCTGATATACGCCACTGTGTCGAAGTGGTACGCGAGCGAGTCGCGCGTCGTCGACGGTGTCGAGTACTCGAAGGCTGAGATCGCGAAGGCCATCGACAAAAAAGGTATTGGCCATGCGGCGCGTGATGGCGC